GTGATCATCGCCGGCGTCAACGGGCGCGGCGTCGATGTGGCGCGCGGGCGGACTACGGTGCCGGGCGTGGCACGGCCTCGTCCCGAGTAAGCCATGGGCCGAAAATCCGCCATCAAGCAACTCGACCCCGCCATCCGCGAGGCGGCAGACGCGGCGATCCGCGAGGGTCGCGCGACGATCGAGGAAATCACCGCGCTGATCAACAGCATGGGCGGTCAGGTCAGCAAGTCCGCCGTGGGCCGCTACAAGCAGCAAGCCGAGGCGCAAATGGCGCGCTACCGCGAGGCGCAAGAGGTAGCCAAGGTGTGGATTGGCCGGCTGGAGGCGGACCCGGAAGGTGACGTAGGCCGGCTGTTGCCGGAAATGCTGCGCGCGGTGGCGTTCCAGTCGTTGAGCGTGTTGGGTGACGATGGCGAACCGGTGGATAGCAAGGAAATCGCACTGCTGGCGCGGGCGATCAAAGACGCGGCGGGCGCCACCAAGACAAGCGTGGAAGTGGAGCGGCTGCGGCGCGAAATGCGCGCGGCGCTGGCCAAAGTGGAAAGCGCGGTGGAGCAATCCGCCCGCGACCCGGCGGCGTTGAAACAGGCGATTGCGGCGGCGTATGGGTTGCTATGACGCAAAAAGAAGCACAACGCATGCGTAGGATCGAACTGGAAAACGCGCAGTTGCGTGAATCCATTAAAAAGCATTTCGCTATTTACGGCGATGTGCTCATGGAATTGATCGAAACGCGCGCGACGCTAGATTTGTGTCGTGACGCGTTGAACGGCAACCGCGACGACCATGCCTGAAATCCAACTCTACCCCTACCAACGCGCCTGGCTGGATGACCCGGCGCGTTTTGCCGTGGGCATGTTTGCCCGGCAAACCGGCAAGACTTTCACGACTACGCTGGGCGTGGCGCTGGATTGCGTCAATGCCGAACTGGACGGGCGCCGCACGCGCTGGGTGATCCTGTCGCGCGGCGAGCGGCAGGCCAAGGAGGCGATGGAGGCCGGGGTGAAGCTGCACCTCAACGCCATCGGCGCGATTTTCGAGGCGCATGAATACGAATTCGAGCCCGGTATCAACGCGCTTGAGGTCACGCTTCCGGGCGGCTCGCGCATCACCGCCTTGCCGGCCAACCCAGACACGGCGCGGGGTTTCAGCGCTAACGTGATGTTGGATGAGTTTGCGTTCCACAAAGATTCACGGGCGATCTGGAAAGCACTGTTTCCGGTGATTTCGGCTGGCTGGAAACTGCGCGTGGTAAGCACACCCAACGGCAAGGGCAACAAGTTTTATGAGCTGATGACCGATGCCGGCCTGGCTGAGGTGTGGAGCCGCCACACGGTGGACATCTATCAGGCGGTGCGCGATGGTTTGCCGCGCGACATCGACCAGTTGCGCGCCGGTATCAACGATGACGACGCCTGGGCGCAAGAGTTTGAACTGAAGTGGCTGGATGAGGCTTCAAGCTGGCTGAGTTATGACCTGATCGACGGCTGCGAACACGATGGCGCGGGCATTCCGGCGCATTACCAAAACGGTGCATGCTTTGTCGGCGTGGACATTGCCGCGCGCAATGACTTGTTCGTCATTGCCGTGCTGGAAGCGGTCGGCGATGTGCTGTGGACGCGCGAACTGATCGTGCGCCGGCGCATCACCTTTGCCGAGCAGGATCAGTTATTAGATGAGGTTTTCCGGCGCTATCGCGTGGTGCGCCTGGCGATGGACCAAACCGGCATGGGTGAAAAGCCGGTGGAAGACGCCAAGCGCCGCCACGGCCAGATGCGCGTTGAAGGCGTGCTGTTCAGCGCGGCACGCAAGCTGGATATGGCCACGGCGCTGAAAGAGACGATGGAAGATCGCAAGCTGCGCCTGCCGCAAGGTGACACCCTGCTGCGCGGCGATCTGCACGCGATCAAGAAAACCACCGGCCCCACCGGCACGCCGCGCCTGTTGGCCGATGGCGACACCGACGGTCACGCCGACCGCTTCTGGGCGCTGGCGCTGGCTACGGCTTCGGCGGTGCAAGGTGCGGGCGAGATCGAATGGACCCCGGCGCCCGCCAAGGGCAGCGCCTGGGATGCCAAGCCTGGCGGTTATGACTCGCACCACGCCGATGAAGAAATTCAACACCATTTGAAGGGGGGCTGGTGATGTCCATGCTCGCAAGATTGAAAAGCGTTTTCACGCAGGCAGACAAAGCAGCGCTTTCCGAACCGCAAACCGCCCGCCTGAGCAACCGCCAGCGCGAGTTCGCCGGCCACCCCTCGCGCGGGCTCACTCCGGCCAAATTGGCCAGTATCCTGGAGGCGGCGGAACAGGGCGATATCGTCCGTCAACACGAGCTTTTCCTCGATATGGAGGAAAAAGACGCGCACCTCTACGCCGAGATGGCCAAGCGCAAACGCGCGATTCTGACCGTGCCGTGGACCATCGCCCCGCCGCGCAACGCCAGCGCCGCCGAGAAAACCCAGGCCGCCGAGCTGGAGGAGCTGCTGCGCGACATCCCCAACTTTGAGGATGTGCTGCTGGACATGATGGATGGCGTGGGCCACGGTTTCAGCAACCTGGAAATCGAGTGGCAGCGCATCGGTAAAGACTGGGTGCCCAAGGCCATCACCCATCGCCCGCAGACGTGGTTCCAGCTTGACTTCGACACCCGCACCGAGCTGCGCCTGCGCGACGATTCTGCTAACGGTTCGCAGTTGCAGCCGTTCGGCTGGATTTCGCATATCCACCGCGCCAAGAGCGGCTATATCGCCCGCGCCGGCCTGTGCCGCGTGCTGTCCTGGCCGTATCTGTTCAAAAACTACAGCGTCCGCGACCTGGCCGAGTTTCTGGAAATCTATGGATTACCGCTAAGGGTTGGCAAATACCCCAGCGGCGCCAGCGACAAGGAAAAGAGCACCCTGCTCGCCGCCGTGGTGGGTCTGGGCCACAACGCCGCCGGCATCATGCCGGACAGCATGGCGGTGGAAATTCAGGAAGCAGCCAAGGGCAGCGAAGGCCCGTTCCTGTCGATGACGCAATGGGCGGAATCCAGCATTTCGAAAGCCGTGCTGGGTGGCACGCTGACCAGTCAGGCGGACGGTAAGAGCAGCACCAACGCGCTGGGCAACGTGCACAACGAGGTCCGCCACGACATCCTGGAAGCCGACGCCCGCCAGGTGGCCAGCACGCTGACCAGCACGCTGCTGCATTACCTGGTGACGCTGAACAAGGGTGGCGCGGCGGATGGCAGACGCATGCCGCGCTTCGAGTTCGACACCAGCGAGCCGGAGGATTTGGCGTTATTCGCCGATGCCCTGCCCAAGCTGGCCGCAGTCGGCGCACAGATCCCGGTGGCATGGGTATCGGAGCGGCTCAAATTCCCAATGCCGAAGGATGGCGAGGCGGTGCTGGGCGTCATTCCCGCGAATGCGGGAATCCAGCCTGAGCCAGCCAGCAAAACCGCCGTCAATCGCGCCAAACTGACCGCCACCGATCCGGAAGACGAAACCCCCATCGACCCGCTCACCGACGCGATGAGCACTCAAGCCGCGCCCGCGCTGGAAAACCTTATCGAGCAAGTGCGCGCAATGGTCAACCAGGCCGACAGCCTGGAAAGCCTGCGCGACGCGCTGCTGGCCGGTTTCGGACAACTCGACAGCGCCGAACTCGCGCGCGTCATGGCGCTGGGCTTCAGCGTGGCCGATCTGGCGGGGCGGTTTGATGTGGAGACGGAAAGCGGTGGCTGATCCGTCCATCAGCGCGGTTTTCAAGCGTCCGTTTGCCGAGCAACTGGCGTTTTTCCGCGCCAAGATGGGCAATTTGCTGCCGTCGCAGCGCTGGGATGATGTCTGGAAATCTGCCCACGACACCGGGTTCATGGTGGCCGGCGCCACCAAGGCCGATCTGCTCGCCGATTTCGCCGGCGCGGTCGAAAAAGCCATTGCCACCGGCACCAGCCTGGGCGAATTCCGCAAGGATTTCGACAATATTGTGGCCAAGCACGGTTGGAGCTACACCGGCGAACGCAACTGGCGCAGCCGCGTGATCTACCAGACCAACATCAGCACCAGCTACGCCGCCGGCCGCGAAGCGCAGATCACCGCCGCCGACTTCCCGTTCAAGATGTACAAGCATTCTGATTCCGTCATGCACCCGCGCCCGCTCCATCAATCATGGGACGGCCTGACGCTGCCAGTCGATCACCCGTTTTGGACCACCCACAGCGCCCCCAACGGTTGGGGCTGCAAATGCCGCATCATCGGTATCCGCAACCAGGCCGCCGCGCGCAGGCTGGGCGGTAAATGGGGCCAGGAACCGCCGGCCGGATGGGACGACATCGACGCCAAAACCGGCGAACCCGTTGGCATTGATAAGGGTTGGGGGTATCAACCAGGTGCCAGTGTGTTGCCGGTGCAAAAGCAGATCAAGGACAAGGCCGAGAAATTACCGGAGCAGCTGGGGGCTGCGCTGAAGGCGGCGGCTCCACCTGATAACCCATATGCCCTGCCACCGTACAAGGCTGCCAAGACGGTTAAAGAGGCGGAACGCCTAGCCCAGAAGATCGTTGACTCTCCAGGGCCTGTTGCGTACCAGCCAGACCAAAACGGGAATCCTCTGGTGCGCTTTGCGCATGGCGGAATTTCACGCCGGCAATCCAGGGCGGCCATAAATGATGAGGTCAGGCAAAAGCGCTATCACAAGGCCAATTATTCCGGGATGGATCTGGAAACGGCGAACGCGGTAAACCAGGCCCTGATCCAGCTTCAGGAAACTTGCGACACGTTGGGCATTCCGCGATTGCGCGGCGTCAAAACAGGCGCGGGCCGGGCGCTGGCGTCTATGGGCGACGGGGTACTGTCGCTGTCAAAAAACCTGAAGCTCAACCCATTGGGCAACGCGCAGAAAAACATCAACACTTCGCCAAGTTCCGCGCCGCTTAAAGATAAGCCTTTCACTACAGATGGTTATTTTCAAGAGGCTGATGACAGGCTGAAAACAACGCTCTGGCACGAGTTTGGCCATCATATCCACCAGCAATTCAAGGTTGCCAGCGAGATCGAGTATCTCTCCCCACCCCTGGAAAAAAAGCTGGTCGAATTTACCCGGCGCAACAAGGCGACCTTGGTGATTCCTTCGCGCTACGCGGCCACAAATTCAAAGGAGTTCTTTGCGGAGAGCTATTCTTTGTATAGGCTGAACAGGAAAGATTTGATCGACCCCGATTTCCTGACATTTATTGACCAAATTGAGAGGGGCGCCATGCCATGATCGGCTTGCAATGTCTGACGTGTGATCGCCGCCATGAGTCCGGAAATGCCGCCGGATTGACCACCTGTGACGCTTTCCTGGATGGGATTCCGTTTGATGTTTTGAGCGGAAAACTAGACCATCGGCACGCCATTGATGGTGACAGCGGTTTGCTTTACCAGCCAGCGCCAGGCACGGACACGTCAGACATGGATGACGGCATCATCGAGCCGTTTGATGTGTCGATTGAAGATGGGCCGCTGATTTGATCTCGATTCAAATCGACGACCGCGCCGTCCTGGTCGCACTCAACAATCTTGTCGGTAAGGTATCTGATATTTCGCCCGCACTGCAAGACATTGGCGAGCACCTGACCGAGACCACCAAGCGCCGCTTCGACACCAGCACCGCGCCAGACGGCAGCACCTGGGCACCCAACACCCAGACCACGATCCTGAACTACCTGGGCGGCACAAAAGGCAATTTCAAGAAAGACGGCCAGCTATCCAAAAAAGGCTTGGCACGGCAAGGCAGCAAAAAGCCATTGATCGGCGAAAGCCGCAGCCTGATGAGCACGATCAACTATCTGGTTTCCGGCAATTCAGTCGAAATCGGCAGCCCGATGATCTACTCGGCCATGCAGCAATTCGGCGGCAGCAAATCCGAGTTTCCCAACCTCTGGGCCGATATCCCCGCCCGTCCGTTTTTGGGTCTATCCAACGACGACCGGACAAATATCCTCGACATCCTCGCCGAGTATTTGACCCCCTGATTCTGTTTTCACCCTCTGCAAGCCATTTGCACAGCACATCTCGTTAATCCGCGCTTTGATTCTGTTTTTCCCGGATTTATCTCGCTTTTTGTGTTGTATTTATCTCTTCTCTCTTCAGTATGCACCGGCTCGCAAT